AAGGAATAAAAGTCATATCAATTCCACCAACCTTAGTATTGGTTGGAGAACTATAAGTTTTAATGTTTGGATAGTCCTTTAGAAGAAGAGCAGGAGAGTTTACATTATTGGTGTTTTTATAATAGCAATCGTGATTACCCACAATCATATGAACATCATACTTCTTGAGAGGTTCAAATACGACTCTCTTAGCCCATTCCAGACTTTGATAATCAATTGACTTACGACTATCAAAGGCATCTCCCATATGAATGACTGCCTCTACCCCGTGTTCTTCAAGGGCAGGGAAAAATACATTCTTATAAAAGAGTTCAAAGTAATCGTGTAGATGCTTTGAACCTTTCTTACACCCATAATGAGTATCGGTAAAAATTGCTACCTTCATCGGTTATTGTTTTTGTATTGAATGGCATCTTTCATACTATTATAGTCGCTATTGCTTCCGGAAAGCAAGCTGTCATCAATTGTCATAACCTCATCAAAACCGGTTCGTTCAATAATTTTAGTTTTAATTTCAAGTTGTTTCTTTTCTTTTTGAATTCTTCTCAAAAAGGCATAATGAATAATTTGAGTGAAATAGGCAAAAGGATTTTGAGACCTTTCTGGATTAAAGTTGTGAATATACTGAACGCAATTCTCTATTCCATCGGAGCACATATCCTCACGGAACATATAATTTACAAAATTGGGTTTGTATGAAAGGTGAGTAGCAATCTTTAAAAAGCATTCTCCAAGATAATCTGGAATTTTAGGTTTTCCTTCCCATTTTCCACTTTTAGGAGGATATTTACCATACTTTTCAAAATACTTTTGCTCTGCCTTTTCTACTTTAGATCTATAAACAATAAGAGCTTCTAATAACTCTTTATTGTTTACATAATGTTCTGATTTCTTTTTAGGCATGGCATCGGACTTTTAGTATAAGTTGTAGTTATTATAGCACATATTCAGAGAGCTTGACAAGTATTGAAAATATGTGTAGACTAGGTTTGTCTCCGTTGAAGATAAGAACTAACTTTCTTTATTAAGCTTAAAAATATTCTCAAGATTTTTTCTTGCTTTCTCTACCGAAGATACATAACCCATTGAAGATGAGGGTTTGACTTGCCCGGCAGGTTTGTATACTTCAATTGAATCATCGTTTATATAATGTTCGTACAACTGAATTAACTTAACATCTTTTGTTTCGGTCATCGTGATAACTTTGTCGAGTCTAATCAAGAACATATCATCACTCGATAATTCCATCCAGGGTTTAATTTTAACATAAGAATCACCGGTGGGGGTCACCATAGGTTTCATGACTACCGGATTTTGTAGAATAATAATTGTATCACCATCATTCTCATCTATCATAACAAGTGATAGAATCTCTTCGCCAGATACTAATTTTAGAATACAATAAAACTCATCTCCCATTAGTCTTTTAGTGGTATGTTTACAATATCGTAATTAAAGTTTTCTTCGTTATATATTTTAATTCTTTCGATCAAGTGATTGAGTGTATAATTTTTTCTGGACTTGTAACTAATATCATCGGCAATATCATATAGAGTTGCCTTTACTTTGTTTTCTCCTTTTCGCAGGACTCTTCCGATGGATTGGAGATTTCGTATCCTTGATTTGCTAGGCGAAGCAAATATAACATTATGAAGATTTCTGATATTGACACCAGTAGAAAAAGTGCCGTAGGAAGCAACGATGATTGCATTATTCTCTCTCTCGGTAATTTCTCTAACTAATTCACGTTCTTCGGTAGCAACCCCACCATGAACAAAAAATACGTGTCTATTATCAGTTTTGTTATTATTTATGAGTTCGTAAAGTGGTTGCCCGTGCCCTTCTACTCTGGCAAAAAGGACCAAAGTATTTCCCTTCAAGTCAAGAGTAAGATTCTTTATGAAGTTATTTCTTTTTTGATGATTGATAATATACTGAACTTCATCCTCAAAGGTTTCAAATCTGTTTGGAGGATGCTTAAGTAACAAAACCTTAATATCCAATTTGGCAAGATGACCTTTTTGCATTAGTTCATCTGTCTTAATAATTTTATATGATGGACCAAATAAACCTTCCAGAACCCACTTGTGAGTTTGAGATCCATCTAGTGTTCCGGTGAATCCAAAGCGGTATTTGGCATCACAAAGTTTAGTCATTATAGATATTAATGACTTGGATTTAAACTGGTGTGCCTCATCTCCTACGACAACATTAAATCTGGAAAAATACTGCTTGGGAAGTTTGTAGATAGACTGCCAGGTTGTAATAATGACTTGGGAATCAGTTTCTCTTTCTTTTCCCGCATAGATTTTGTGACAGTATGAACCAACATCCCATCCATAATCTGCAAAATCTTTATACATTTGTTCTACAAGGGAAGTCGTCGGAACAACTACGAGAATATTTTGCCGCTTCTCAACGTAATATCTCACAAGAGAATATATCATTAGTGACTTTCCAGAAGCAGTTGGAGATATCAATAACTTACGATTATGTCTTAAAGCGTCGTATACTCCCTCAATTTGGTAATCGCGTGGAGAATGCCTACTAATTGCAGTCATATAGTCCTTTACACCTTCCTTTGAGATGTTCTCATTTATCTCAAAAGGAAGACCATAAAACTTATTATTCGTGAACTCATAGGTATAATTGTGGTCCTTACAGAACTGAATTACCCTATCTAAAAGACCAACATATATTTCTTTCGTATCTACATTAAACAGATAAATGAATCCATCCCACCACTTATTCTTATAAGCGGGTGAGAACTTTGCGTTTGGAACTTCAAATTGAAAAGTATCTTTTAACTCATAGTAGATATGAGGTTCTGCCTCTATTTGCAGATAAACCTCATTCTTTTTTGATATCACCAAATGAGACATTCATAAAGTATCAGTTATGAGTATTTATTTGGTAATAAAAAGTTATTTTCTCCAAGTTTTGCCATTTGTACTCCAGTTCTAGGATCTCTTTCACCCATACCTAATTTTTTATAAATCCTACCTCTTTGTTCGGCACCCTCTTCATCACTTCTTTTTCTTTTTTTACCAGAAGAAGAAATTGCCGTTGGAGTGTTTGTTGCAATTCCTTTTTTCTCCTTCATTTTAGAGGCAACATCTTTCAGGGCACCAACAAATTGTCTTGCTCTTTGTCCTGGTTCTTTTACTTTTGATTTTGGAGAACCTACGGTAATATCATGAACTTCCGTATCTTTTTTAGCACCAGTTTTATGTAATTGCTTTCTTAAAGATTTAACGTCAGTCTTTTCACCTTCCTTATATTTTTGCTTTGATGTATGAGCTGCATATTCCGCAGGTGACTTATGACTTCTTACCCAAACGGGAACATCTTTTCCACTCTTTTCAACTTTAGGTTCTTGAATGGGACCTTTTCTTCTGAATCCAGCAACGGCAACATCCTTTCTCGCTTTACCTTCACTTCCAGGAATTGACATAGTTCCTGATTTTTTAGATTTTGATATTTTTCGTAATTCTCTTGCTTCTTCTAAAAACTCTTTAAAAGTCTTCATCTTTATTACTATTTTATTTTTATTTAGTTATACCCTGCTGTGAACTTGTGCCATTCAATACTGTTCTTGATTTGATAAGTTCTGTTAGAAATCATCTTAATTACTTCTTCTAGAAACTTAAGCATAATGTCATAATATCTAATCTTCAAATCTACTTTACATAGTCTCTCATCGGCATCCATATACCTCTGTATGGCGTCCTTTTCTCTCACCTTATACGGAAACGGTTCTTCAGCATACACCTCTGCTGTTGCCTTTCCTGTGTAGTAGTTATAGCGTTCCAAACGAACTCTATTGTAAGTTTCTCTTGCCTTTTCACGAAGAAGCGTAATGGTATTGTATAGAGTATAATATTTGGAATGAAGTTGGGGAATTTTTAGAGATTCATCGTGTAAATTATCAGGGTCTATGACAGAATCTCTCTGCCACATCTCCTGGATTTCGTCAAGATTCATAAGGGATTATTGTTGTTGTCAAGGATATTATATACAGTATACTTGAAAGATA